ATATATCCTTTTCTGGTAGCGTATCTAACTGCTCTTGCAAGTTTTTCAAGTTTAGGTAGAGCAAGGAGAAATCGTTCTCTAAGTTTTGCTCCATCATATGTAGTACCTTTAATAATTTGTCCCAGCTTTCCATCTCCTGCACCGTAGATGAAGGCATAGATGAAAGTTTTAGCTTTGTCTCTCGTATCAATTCCAGCAAGTCGCTGATTATAGGTATGTATATCTCCATTAAGTATCTCATTTGTAAAATCCTTATCATTAATATAATGTGCCAGCATGCGGAGTTCTAAACCACTAGCATCACAGCCTACTAGAATATTCCCCTCCTCTGCTATCCAGAGTTCCCTACACTCCGTACCCCACTTAGAATAGTTTGCTGGTATTTGTGCCATGTTAGGCGAGAAGTGTGTCATTCTTCCTGAGATAGCTCCACAACTATTTACTTTACCGTGTACCCTCCCATCTTTCTGTACCGCATCTACCCAGGCGTTAATCATTACAATTCTTTTAGAAATTAAAAAGAAATCTATTAATAGTTTAGCTTCTGGAATATCAATGGTCTTTAATATTGTCTCATCTATCTTAACATTCCCCTTCTCTGTTAGTACTGTAGGTTCCCAGCCTAGCATTTTCAGTCTTTCAACTATTTGCTGCCGTGAGGCGGGGTTAAAAACCTCTTCCATCTCCCTATAATAACCTTGCTCATCCTTCTTTAAGTTTTTATGAGCATTATATAATGAGCCATCCTTTTTATATTTAACATATATATACTCTTTTGTAATTAGTGGGGGGAAAATCTTTTGGAATTGCTCATCCAGTTCATCTTTAATTACAGTTAGTTGAAATAAGAGGAGCATTGCCTTCTTCTCATCTATCTTCCATCCCCGTCGTTCCTGCTCTCCCATGATTTTTGCAACATCATGCTCAAGCTGTATGCTTTGTTTGCTAAACCCATAAATATCTCCCCTAAGCCTTTGAATAACCCGCTCAGAAAGAAGCACGTCTCGTATACAATACTGTACCATATCATTTGAAAGCGATTTAAAATCATCATGTTCTCCTTTATTAAAGTCACATATAACCCCCCAATTTTTAAGGGAGTGTCCTCCATCTCTAGCTGGACTAGCCAGTCGGGATAGTACTAATGTATCTATTATCTTTCCATCCCAATTAAAATCCCATAGTCGTGATAGGACAGGAAGATCATAATTAATAATGTTATGTCCGATAAGCTCCGTCACCCCTGTTTGTTTAACCCAAATCTTCCATGAATCCGCATCAAAGAATTGATGTGTTAAACCTTCATCTAATGTTTTAGCACAGAGGACAAATATCTTTGTCGGTTCTAATCCATCTGCCTCTAAGTCAAATATTACTCTCATCATTTATCCTCATATTTCCCCCTCAGTTAACCTACCAGTATTGAGATCATAAAACAATTGGCAACCTACCCCTGTTAATCCTGCAAAGCGGTTCTTTAGTACTCTGACAGTGGTGGTATGCCGTATCACCATATCATCAGCCTGTCCATTCCTCTCTAAACCTATGACCATATCAGATAATTGACCAATTGCAGCAGTACCCCGCAGTTGTGCTAGGCTGGTTACAGCCCCATCCTCATGTCCTTGTGATGATGGTCGGCGGAGATGGGAGACAAGTATTAAACCCACGCCTGTCTCCTGTGTGAGCATTGCCAGCTTCGTCATAATCTCATCTAATGCTCGACGCTCATCATTATTCCTTTGATCACTTACGATAATACTTATGTGATCCAGGAAGATCCACTTACAATCAGAACCATTTGCAAGATTTCTTATAACACTTACAATAGTGCTTATATCTGCTGATCCCCAGCTATCATATAAGAATAATCTACCTGTACCTAGAGTAGAATCAAATGCTGATCGCATAGTGCCATCATCAACCTCTACTCCTGGTAGGTGTAATGGTCTGTTAACTTCTAATGAGAGCATATCTAAGCCTGTCTTCTTTATATTCTGCTCCATGAATAGTAAGCCTATGTTATCCTCTGTATCTTGTAAGAGGTGGTAGACTAGCTCCTTTATAAAGCTACTCTTCCCCAACCCAGTACCAGCAGAGATTGTTATAAGCTCCCCCTGCCTCATACCATATGTTAAAGTATTTAAATCCTCCCACGGGTAGGGTACGCAAGGTGTGGTATCCTCTTCTGTGATGAGCTCCCATAGTGAGGAGCCTTCTACTATACCCTCTGGTGTATATGGTTTAGCACTCCACCACTTATCAATAAAATCTTTTCCCGCCCCCTTTATTAAATACTCATTGGCATCTTTAAGTGCTAGGCTCACTATACGAACTTTCTTGGGTGGTAGTATCTCTGCAACTTTATTAGAGGCGAGCCGTCCAGCCTCATCATTATCAAAGCATATAACTATGTGTTCAAAGTTATCCAGAAAATCGAGATTACTCTTTATACTTTTTAATGCAGAGGGTGCACCATCTCTAATAGAGACGACAGGGAATTTACTACCTAGCATTTCATAAGCAGCCAGGGCATCTAACTCCCCCTCTGTAATAGTTATATATCTACCAGTACCAAATAGTTGTTGTCCAAAGAGTGCGGTTGCCTTAGTTGGCGTACCTCCCCACTTGAAGATTTTATCCTGTCCTCTAATCTTTATAGCGACAGCCTCCCCCTCCTTACTGAAATAGGGTAGGTGGTAATCACCATTATTAGGGTCAACGGTGACACCATACTTCTCGCAAGTGTCCTTTTTAATCTTTCTCTTGGTTAGTGCGGTGAAGATTAAGCGGTCATTATTAGGCTCCATTCTGACTACTTTCTTTGCACCTTTATTATTGTTACTGATTAAGTTATTAATATCTACCTCCTCTTCTGGAATTATCTCATTACACTTTATGTGAAAACAGAAGAAACCATCTGTGTATTGAGCCATACTATGATGATCACATCTGGGACATAACAAGTTACTCTTTAAAAATACTCCTTTCTCATGCTCATTCATAATCCACCCTTGAAAAAGATGGGGTGGGTTTTACACCACCCCGATAATGTCAATGCACAAAATTTAAAACGGTATGTCTGTTTCATCTTCATTAATGGTAGGTCCATTACCAACAGGTTTAAAGGGGTTGTGATCCCACCCTTTCCCCTCATATGGGATATGCTCTACTACTTGAACTGCATTCAACCATTTGCCTAAACCATACTGGGTTGTAGCTGGATGCGCGTAGAAGCTTACATCTATATTAATGGTAGATCCATTACCAATAAGAGCACCATCCCACGGCTCACCTTGACTATCAAATACCAGGGGTGCTGGAATGTCAGAACCCTTTCTACTCTTAGTCTTTCTCTTGAAGACAAAGCAATTCTCTGTACCCTTCTTAGGCTGCACTCCATTTGATGTGAGTGCCTCTTGAGTATCCTCATCAACCTCAAGCTCTACAGACCACAGACCTTCTGGATTAAAGTCATCCACTTGTGGTTTAATTACCTTCGCCCATTTAGCGATCCCGCCTATCTGCATATGTTCTTGTGAAAATTCCATATTAGTTCTCCTAATTAAGTTGTTAATAAATAGTACTTTTATTACGTCTTTGTCTTTATATCATATAAGCCCTCCTTATTAAGTGGTTGAATTGCAATAGCTGTCTCCTCTATATCCTTTTTATTCAAGAAGTAACCCAGCCTATTTATATCTGTCTCTTCAAAATGTAATCGAGCTGGTACATATCTCCCCTTCTGTATTACCTCCTTGATTAGTTGTGGTGAGGTAACAATTAGATGGGTTCCAGTATAGAAGATCCATCTATAACTCTTAGTGGTTTTCAATCCACTCATCCTCCCTTGAAAGTGTGTCTCAACCACCAATTTCCCTGTCTCATTGCTCCTTAAATCTACTTTCACCTCAATCCATTTGTCCGGGGGGATGAAGATATCGCCTTTAAGTTCGTATCTATCCACTATTTTTGCATCTGGTAAGAAGACACGAACATAATCCAAAGCCACCCTCTCTCCAGCCTTTCCTACTATTAAATCCTCTCTAAACATTATAACACCTTATGATGATCATGATAATCAATACTTTTAGTACTAC